GAGCTAAAAAAGCAAGCTGTACAAAAATTAATTGACAACGTTGATCACTCGCAAGTGATTGACTATCTGTAGGTTAGTGATGTAAAACAGTATATTTGTATGTAATTATATAAGTATACCAAATACCAAAACTTTATGACGTTAAACGACAAGTTAACAACAATACAAACAAAGTTTAAATCTAAAAAATCTAGGTTTAACTCATTCGGCAAATACTACTTTAGATCAGCCGAAGACATTCTCGAAGCTACTAAACCCTTTTTAAAGGAGCTAGGTATAACGGTAACGATAAACGAAAAAGTTGTCGATGCATTCGGCAACGACTCGTTACCACCTATGATTGAATCAACAGCAATAATTAGTGATGGCAAAGATAATATCAAAGCCACAGCTATAGTTGGTGTTGACCTTAACCAGAAAGGTATGCAAACTCCTCAACAGTTTGGTAGTGCCTCGAGCTACGGTAAGAAGTACGCGTTAGGAAATTTATTTCTTATCGATGATACACAAGATAGCGATGCTACAAACAATCACGGTAAATCAACCAAAGATGTTAAACCATCATTATCAGTAAACACGCAAGCGTTTACAAAGGCAACTGAATACTTAAAGTCAGGCGGTGACATAACTGCTATAACTAAAAAGTATAAAGTAAGTCCTGAAGCGTTGGCTAAATTAAAACAAGCAGAAGTTCATGGAACAAAAACAAATAGTAAACAAACTGCGCAATGATGAGGATTATTACGGGGAATTTGGTAGACGTTATCTTAGTAATAGCGACATATCAGCTCTTTTAACTAACCCTCTAGGTTACGGTCAACCTTCGAAGCCTTCAGCAGCGTTCTTAGTTGGTGGATATTTTCACACTGCAATACTTGAACCAGATAAACTGAAAAAGTATAAGGTAGTTGAGTCATCAACTAGGAACACAAAGGCTTACAAAGAGATATCAGGCGGTGAACTATGTTTATTACAACACGAAGTAGATAAGATCGAATTAATGACAGATAAAATGTTAAGCAACGAAGTTTGCGAAGGTCTTATACGTGGAGAAAACGTAGAATACGAAGTGCCTGCAATAACACAACTTGGAACTAATAAATGGAAAGGTAAAGCTGACATAGTTAATCACGATGAAAAGTTAGTGATTGATTTAAAGACTACAGCTAACATAAACAAGTTTCAAAATAGTGCACGTATGTACAATTACGACAGTCAAGCGTACATATATAGTAAACTATTCGGTTATGAAATGTTATTTATTGTTATAGATAAAGAGACACATCAGATCGGATTATTTGATTGTTCAACAGACTTTTACGAGCGTGGCTCTGATAAAGTCGCACGAGCAAACGATGCTTATGATTTGTTTTATAAGCAAGAAGGTTTTGATCCTTCACAATATTTTATTAATAAAACCCTTTAAACCAATTAATATGGCAAGAGCAAGAAAAACTCAAACTAAAGTATGTTCAGTATCAGGTATTGAAACAAATGTAAATAACTTTTACGCGAACCAAAACCATGTTAAAGCTGTAGACAATATACGTCGCAATTCTAATGCAACTAAAGACCAGCTACAGCGTATGTTTAATCAGTTAAATTCTTATGTGTAATGGCTAGTATTTTAGCAACTAGTATTGACCTTACTAAAATACCTAAAGATAAAATTATCGAAGGTAAAAAAGGTAAATACTTACCTATTACTATTACGATTAATGATGAGCCAGATCAGTTCGGCAACAACGGTCCTGTTATTGTACAACAAACTAAGGACGAGCGTGATGCTAAACAAGATAAAGTTTACTTAGGAAACGTAAAAGTAGTATGGACAAACGGAGACAACGTAGCAGCTGCGCCTCGAGATGGTTCGCCTGCACCTGTACAACAAGCTGCGGTCGCTCAGGCCGACGATGATTTACCATTTTAATTAAATGCAGACAACAGAGATCAATGGATTCTTGATTGATGAGTTCAATCAATATGGCCTAAAAGAAGGTAAGACGCAGGGTATCTGCCCCTTATGTTCACACGATAGGCAACCCAAAAATCAGAAAGCACAGTGTGCTTCATATGATTGGGAACGGGGTCTCGGTACTTGTCATAATTGTAGCACATCATTTCAGTTACACACGTACCAACGTAAAGGTGCTAGTGAAAAAGAGTATGTAAGACCAACGTCGCCCTCGGCTGATGAGTGGAACATACCACAAACTAAAGTAGCTGAGTGGTTTAAAACAAGAGGTATATCAGCTCAGACTCTCATTGACTTAAAAATCAGTGAGGGTCCTGAGTATATGCCGCAAACCGGTAAGACCGAGAATACTATAAAGTTTAATTATTTTATGGGCGATCAACTTATCAATGTTAAATACAGAGATGGTCGTAAAAACTTTAAACTATACAAGGGTGCTGAAAAAGTATTTTATAACATTAACAGTATTGTAGGTTATGACACGTGTATAGTTACCGAAGGTGAAATGGACGTGCTAGCTTTACATGAAGCTGGAATTAAAAATACCATATCAGTTCCTAACGGAGCAACACTTGGGAATAATAACCTAGACTATCTAGATAACTGTATTGATTACTTTGAAGATAAAGAAAAAGTAATACTTGCGGTTGATCAAGATGATGCTGGTCAAATGCTACAGCAAGAGCTTATACGTAGGCTTGGAGCTGAAGTATGTTTCTTAGTAACCTTCGAAGATTGTAAAGATGCTAATGAATATTTATTAAAGTATGGAAAAGAAAAACTGGCAGAGCGTATTACAAAGGCCAGACCCGTACCCCTTGAAAACGTCACAACTTTCAAAGACATTGAGGACGAAGTTACTGACTTCGTTAAAAATGGTTTCAAGCCCGGTTTCCAAATCGGCCTTCAGAATTTTGATGACATCTTTTCAACTTACACTGGTCAGTTTATTACTGTTACTGGTATTCCTAGTTCCGGCAAGAGTGATTTTGTCGATCAAATGGTCGTTGGGTATAACGCGAACTATGGTTGGAAAACAGCGTTTGCTAGTCCAGAAAATGCGCCAACTTATTTACATGCCCATAAACTAATGCGTAAAACGTGGGGTGACATGCCTACACGTTCAGATATTGGTGGCGGTAAATGGAATCAAGTTGCAGAACACGTCAATGATAATTACTTTTTCATTGATATGGATAAGTATAGTCTTGAATCAGTGCTACGTAAAGGTGCTGAGCTTGTTAAACGTAAAGGTATTAAATGCTTAGTCATTGATCCATTTAATAAGATCAGAGACATTGATTGCAAAACAGAAGATGTAAACAGATACACAATGGAGTATCTAACTAAGATAGAAATGTTTTGTAAGAAGTATGATGTGCTTACGTTTATCGTAGCTCACCCAACTAAAATGTATAAAGATAGTAATGGTAAAATTGAAGAGCCAACTATGTACAACATTAAAGGTGGTGGCGAATGGTACGATGCTAGTTACCACGGTATACTAGTACATAGAGACTACGAAGCAAAGACTGTTAAAGCTAAGATACTTAAAGTTAAGTTTCAAAACTTAGGTGAAAACGGGGCTGAAGCTCATTTTAAATGGGAACCAAAGTCAGGTCGTTTTATTCCTCATGTCCTGCCTGGTATGGCTGAAGGTGAGAAAATGCCCTGGGAATAATGCCTCCACACTGGAGACCTAAGAAAAAATCTGAGTGGAGTATGGGTACATATGAAACTACAGAACTAGACCACAAGGCTATGAACTGGTGTATTAATAATGGTATAACAATAGCGCCATTTGCTAAACAACCAGGTTCGTGGTATATAGATATAACAATAAACGGTAAAACAAACCGATCGCCTCATGTTTATATTAAAGATATGATATGGGAGAAGATCTATGAATATTATAGATATTATTATGAGAAATACTTTCAAGACGGCAAATGAAGCTTATGAGTACTTTCACAACGAGATCATTACAAATGGTGTTGAGTTTGCAGGTACTAAAGCTTTATTTAATATAGGGTTTACAATAGAAGATCCTACTAACAAGGTAATTACAAATAAAGAACGTAATTGGAACGAAGAGTACGCAGCTGCAGAGTGGCAATGGTATTTATCCGGCGATCCTAGAATAGAAACTTTAGGTGAGCTGTATGGTAAAATACCAGCTATATGGAAACGTATGGCTGATGAAAATGGTGAAGTCAACTCTAACTATGGTTATCAGTGGAAAAGACACGATCAACTTGAAAATGTTATTAAGATGTTAAAAACAAATCCTGATACCAGACAAGCAGCAATTAGTATATATGACGGCAAATCAATACACCAGTATGCTTTTGATACACCATGCACATACGCAGTACAGTTTACAATAGTACAAAGCAAGCTGTATATGTCTGTCTATATGCGTTCTAATGATCTCTGGTACGGTTTCTGTAACGATCAATATCAGTTTGCATCGTTGCAAGAAATGGTCGCAGAGAGATTAAATCTACCTGTTGGCACATACTACCATCACGCACACAATTTACATTTGTATAACGATAAAATATAAAACCAATGTATTATTTATACCACATACCAGGTAAAAAGATAGGTGTTACACGTGATCTTAATACCCGAGTAACCCTTATGCAAGGCTATAAGGAGGGAGAGTATGAAGTTCTTGAGCAGTCAAAAGATATAGATTTTATATCAGACCGCGAAATAGAACTTCAAAAGTCTTATGGCTATAAGGTCGACAGAAAATTATATAAAAATCTATTTAAGAAAATGAATATAAACGCTACAGAACAAACGTCAACCTTTCCGTGTCCAGCTAACAAACTTAAAGGGCATCTGATGGATAACATTGGACTCAGCTGGGAAACTCTACACGGTAAATTCGAAATCAATTCAACTACAATACCATGGATTGTACACAACGCAAAGACGTCTATGTACAATAACGAGAGATGTTACATTTATAACAAGGCTTATTACGAAGCTTTCTTGGCTGAACCAGTCTCTGAAGGTATAGACGCAACTATCTTTGATAGTATTCGTAACTGGGCTGATAAACGAGGTATATATGATAGTGGAGATACTAAAACACAGTTTGTTAAACTTATGGAAGAAGTCGGAGAGCTCGGAAAAGCAATTCTCAAAGACGATAAAGATGAGTTTGTTGATGCTATTGGCGATTGTATTGTTGTACTTACCAATCTTTCCCATCTCGGTGGGTTTGATGTTGAGCATTGCATCAGCAGTGCTTACAATGAGATCAGCAATAGAACTGGAGCTATGGTAAACGGAACATTTGTGAAAGATGCAGATTAAAACTAAAGACAAGATAGTACAGGCCGTGCTAAGGAAGATGGACGAACGTAGTATTATAGGCCAAGAAAAATATGGTGCTACAATGATGGAAGAGATTGAAGGTCAAGTTAAAGACTTAGATCGTTTCTTAGTTGATGTTCAAGAAGAAATAATGGATGCGTTACTTTATATTGAAGCAGCGCGACGATGCTTGACTGATGAGATTGAAGAGGCAATGTTACGCCGCATAGATATCATAGGTCAAAACGGTAACGAAGGATTACATTATGATACGCAAAAAGTATAAGCGTAAAAAACGAGGACCAGTACAAGCAAAGAAGATATCATACGACGGTATCAACTTTGCTTCGGGTCTTGAGAGATATATGTATATGGCTTTGAAAAAAGCAAAGATCAGATCTAAGTACGAGGGAGAAACATTTGTATTAATGAATGGCTTTCATTTTCCAAATGAGTGTTATGCTCGTCAAGCGAACGGTAAAGGTGATTATAAAAACAGAGGCGCTAAACGTATACTACCTATTAAATATACACCTGATTTTATTGGTGATGGATTTATTATTGAAACAAAAGGTAGAGCTAATGAATCTTTTCCCATGCGCTGGAAGTTATTTAAATTATTAGTAACACAACAGTTTCCTGATACTGTATTATACAAACCACAAAACCAAGCTGAATGCGACAGAACAATACAGCTAATCCTAGAAAAGCAAAGGACGTAGCAAGACGTAAGTATGCAGAGAGACAGATCGATAAGTTTATAAAATGGTCGGTTGATCAACGTGGTTTTTTAAAGTACAAAGATCTAGTTGAACAACACAATAAACATAATATAAAAGTGTATGGCTAAGTTAAATTTATTTGCATACAAAGAAAAATCAAAGGTGCGTAGACCAGGTGTCCACGCTAAAACAAAAACTAGTAACAATAAACAAAGTAAAAATTATGTCAAACAATACAGGGGACAAGGTCGGTAAGACTTGGTCATTATCGTTTGGGTTTTACCCAGGTATATTATTCGGTATGAGAACGTACGAAGAACCTAAACAAACAGCGTATGTATTTTATCTGCCATTCATAGATGTGGCATATGAAGTGTTTAAGTAATGGGGTTGTTTGATGAGCGCATAGCGTACAAGCCGTTTGAATATCCTGATTACTATACAGAAGGGTGGCTTAAGCAAGCTCAGGCATTTTGGTTACATACTGAAATACCTATGCAGGGCGACATTAAAGATTGGAAAGAGAAATTAAATGATAAAGAGAAGAACTTGGTCGGAAACATATTACTCGGTTTCGCCCAGACAGAGTGTGCGGTATCAGACTACTGGACACAGAAGGTTGTCTCATGGTTTCCTAAACATGAGATACAGCAGATGGCAATGATGTTTGGTTCGCAAGAAACAATACATGCTGTAGCTTACAGTTATTTAAACGAAACATTAGGTCTTGAAGATTATGAAGCTTTTTTACACGAGCCAGCGACTGCTGGAAGGTTTGACAATCTGGTTAGTTATAGCGGCGCCGATCCTATTGGTATTGGCAAGTCTCTTGCTGTCTTTAGTGCTTTTGCTGAAGGGGTTAGCTTGTACTCTGCATTTGCTGTTCTCTATAGTTTTCAGTTAAGAAACTTACTGAAAGGTATAGGTCAACAAATGAAATGGAGTGTACGTGACGAGTCACTTCACAGCAAAATGGGTTGTAAACTGTTCCGTGATATGTGCAACGAAACTCCTGGCTTATTAGAAGATTGTGAAGAAGATATATTAGAAGCTGCTAAGACTATGGTAGAATTAGAAGAAAAATATATTGAAAAAATGTTTGAGATGGGTGATATTGAAAACTTAAAAGCATCTGATCTTAAAGAGTTTATAAGAAAAAGAACAAATGAAAAACTACAAGAACTTGGCTACCGAGCCTTCTTTGAAGTCAACAATAAAGCGGCTGATAACCTTGATTGGTTTTATCATCTTACCGGTGGTCATACTCATACAGATTTCTTTGCTATTCGGTCAACTGATTACTCAAAGGCTAACGAAGGTGAAGACTTCGAAGACATTTGGTAGGCTGCTAGACAAAGAAGATATTAATGATATATATTAAAGACGATTTTTTACCATTACCTCTATACAAAGAACTTATAAATTTTTGTGACGAGTTTAAAGAAGTAAAAACTCCAGGCAAATCTTTCTGGATTAAGGAACTTCCATCAGAGCTAACACACTACATAGAAAGATCTTTAAAAGAGTTAGAAGGTAGAGATATTAAAAGTATATTATGCTTTGCTAGAGAAGCTAAAGAAGGACAAGATAATGAATGGCGTATACATAATGATACAATAATTGAAGGCCAACAACCTGATAGAGCTATAGTGTTATATGTAAAAGCTAATGAAGATAAATTAAACGGTACAGCTTTTTGGGAGCATGAAAACTATGGTCACACCTACAACGAATCAAGTCCAGAAGAATTTAATCGTATGCTTACTGAAGATGCAAACGATAAATCAAAGTGGAAATTAAACTCAGTTGTAGGTTATAGAGATAATAGACTGTTGTCATATCCTTGTAATTATTTTCATAGTAAATATCCAAATGAATATAAAGATCAACGTATAGTTGTGGTAATGTTTTATAAACACTTATGAAAGAAAGTAAATTAATTGAAATGCAAAAAAAGATAGAGTCTCTTGGTAGAGTAGCTGAGCTATTGCTTGGAGAAATATCAGCAATGAAAACTTTATCTTATGGCACACATGAAACTTTAAAATTAATGCCAGGTTATGAACAAGCTATCGAACAAATTAAAGAGAAAGTGGCTGAAGAGCCTAGTGATGGAACGCCGTCTGACACCGACGGAAAGACTAGCTAATAGATTAGGATATATGGGGACTGGGTTTTTTGTAACAGCTCCCCATATGTTACCTGATACACCAGGTGTAGTAATATATTTTTTAGCTGGTTTGTTTTGCACGCCACAAGTTTGGGTAGCAAAGCAATGGAACTTAGTAATAGTAAACTTAAATGTAATGATAGCGTACGCGCTACTATTTTTTAAATGATGTGGAATAACGATTGGAAAAAAGGTGTCGACTATCCTGTTTGGGGTGACACTGATGTATATAAAAAAACTATAGCAGGAGGTTACTTATTACCATGGGAATCACCACGTGATGCATACATGCGTGTAGCTAGTACAGTTGCTAAGCGTTTGTATAAGCCAGAACTAACGGATACTTTCTTTGATTACATATGGAAAGGTTGGTTGTGCTTAGCGTCGCCAGTGTTATCTAACACAGGTACTGATCGTGGTTTACCTATTAGTTGTTTTGGTATTGATGTTGGCGATAGCATACACGACATTGGTACTAAAAATTTAGAGATGATGTTACTCGCAAAGCACGGCGGCGGAGTTGGCATTGGTATTAATATGATTAGACCCGCCGGCGCAACAATAACAGGCAATGGAACATCAGACGGAGTCGTACCCTTCTGCAAGATATACGATTCAACAATACTTGCTACAAATCAAGGATCAGTTAGACGCGGAGCTGCTAGCGTCAATATCAACATTGAGCACGACGATTTCGACGAGTGGCTTGAAATACGAGAACCTAAAGGCGATGTCAACAGACAATCGCTTAACCTACATCAATGCGCAGTTGTTGGTGACAAGTTTATGCGTCGTCTTGAACAAGGCGATGCGGAAGCTAGAAGCAGATGGAGTAAATTACTTAGAAAGCGAAAGTCAACTGGAGAACCGTATATATTGTTTAAAGGAAATACTAACAAAGCAAATCCAGCAGCTTACAAAGACAACGCATTAAAAGTTCATATGACTAATATCTGTAGTGAGATAGTATTACATACAGATGAGTCACATAGTTTTGTATGTTGCTTGAGTAGTTTAAATGTTACTAAATATGAAGAGTGGAAAAATACAAACCTTATCTACGACGCTATATGGTTTCTTGATGGAGTGTTGGAGGAGTTTATTCAAAAAGCTAAAGGGCTTAAAGGCTTTGGAAACTCTGTACGATCTGCAGAGAAAGGCAGAGCACTTGGCTTGGGAGTCCTTGGTTGGCATACGTACTTGCAACAAAACGGTGTACCCTTCGAAGGATTACAAGCACAGTTCCAGACAAGACGTATATTTAGCCAAATTAAAATTGAATCTGAGCGAGCATCAAGAGCGTTGGCTGAGGTTTATGGCGAACCTCTTTGGTGTCGTGGCACTGGCTTTCGTAACACTCATCTTAGGGCTGTTGCTCCTACTGTGTCTAATAGTAAGCTTGCCGGTAATGTTAGTCCTGGTATTGAGCCTTGGGCCGCTAATGTTTTCACTGAACAAAGCGCGAAGGGTACGTTCATTAGGAAAAACAAAGAGCTAGAAAAAGTATTACGTAAAGCAAGTATAAATACTAAAGAAACTTGGGATAAAATCCTAGAAGACGGAGGTAGTATACAAGACATTAAACAACTAGACGATTTTGGTTATGTAAATGGTAAGTTAGTACGTCTTTCTGAGCATGACACGTTAGATCTAACGGGCTTTGATAAAGTTAAAGATGTATTCAAAACATTTAAAGAAATAAATCAATTAGAGCTTGTAAATCAAGCTGGCATACGTCAGCAGTATATTGACCAGTCAGTTAGTTTAAACTTAGCTTTTCCTTCCGAGGCTACACCAAAGTGGATCAATCAAGTTCACATGGACGCTTGGAAAAAAGGTATTAAGACATTATACTATATGCGCACTGAATCAGTGTTGCGAGGTGATATAGCAGCAAGCGCTATGGACCCAGACTGTTTAGCTTGTGATGGATAAACTTAAATAATGCTAACTGCTATTTAAGTTTTACTGAATAAACTTAAATAAAAAAAAGGGCTCTCTTTCGAGGGCCCTTTCTTTATTAGGAACTGTTGGGTATGGTACGCCCATTTTATTTTGTTCCTATTTTATTTTTAAATATAAAGTTTTCACCTGACACAGCAAGTTTATCAATCACTTCAGTCTGTGTTTCTCTAAGTAGCTTTTCAAGTTTATCTTTTTCAACAACCATACCAGCTACTTTATCTTCTAATGCTTCATTCCTTGCTTTCAAAGACTCTAACTCTTCAGGATTCTTACCTATGAAAGTGTATATGACGACTGATAAACTTCCGACAAGCATACCTACAATCACTTTAAATATATCGTTATTTGTTTCTGGTATTTCTTTAAACGCAAGAAACAATAATAACGCCATAACCATTGCAAACACTGTGGCTGCTCCTAAATATCCTCTTAACTCTTTATTTCTAAACATATTTATTATTTAATAAGTCCAAATAACATTTGGAGCTTTGTCCGTATCAATATCTATGTGTATAAAGTTCTTGGCAATACCAATTCTATTTATACCGTACTTTAAAAATAATTCAATAAGATTAAATCTCTCTCTACTCTCGCTGCAAGCTATATCTACAGCTAAACCTTTTAAATGTGACGACGCAGGTTTCCCTCCAACCTTTTCGTTATGAGCTTCAGTGCGGTAACCAGAGTTAACATGTATAGGTTTACCATACTCTTCACGTATCATGTCTAACTTACTAAGCATTTCTTTGCTCATCATCTGCCCACTACCCTGTATATCAGGTGAATCAAACTCTTCGTATTCAAAATATTTCATAATTATTTTCCGCAGGGTTCTCCTGTTGCTACATTAATCCAATTTTCTTTTTCAAACCAATCGCGTAACGTTGCTCCTTTTTTACGAGCTCCCTTTACATTTGATTTGCTAGATCTTTTATAATCACCTTTGGCAGCCGCGTTACGTTTAGCTCTAACGACTTTATCTTTTTCAGCTTTACTCATCGACCTTACCTTTGAAGCAGGTAGACATACTTTTTTAGTTCCGCCACCTTTTACTTTACTTTTCTTTTCTAACGGAGACGTCCTAAGATCTTCAGCTTTTTTTAAAGCAACTTTATTACCAGTACCAATACCATAGCTAGCAACACGCTGCCTCATTTTATTCGCCTCGTCTCCGTGTAACGCTGTAGCCCAACAGTGAGCTAATGGACTTTTGTCACTCATTTCTTTTTATTTTTACCCATTTTACTAGGGCCACCGGCTTTAGTACATCTTACACCCCAACCAGAGGCGTAAGCGCTAGGCCATACTTCAAACTTCTTTTTTGCTGCAGCTTTGCAGGGTCCACTAATTTTTCCCATGACTTTGTTTTTTAAGATCTATCCATTTACTAATCGTATAACCAATAGTTACAATCAATAAAAATATTTTTAATCCCATTTCTATGTTTGTAAAAGTTGTCACACCTAACGTTGATCCGTTAATAAAATATAGTTTTAATTGTTGTAAATCCATTTGACTATTTTTTTACTTTACGTTTTTTTACTTTACGTTTTTTTACTTTTCTTTTTTGTGTTTTCTTTTTTTCTTCTTCTATACCTATTTCCCAATCTTGCCAACCACCAAGCAAGGCTAATCTTTCCCATGTTTCAAGCTCGCTATCAGAAGCTTTAGTAAGGTTGTTTATTTTCTTAACTGCTCTGTCCATAGGTATGTTAGTTGTAGCTGACACCACGTTACCTACAGCTAAGTAAGCTGGGTTATCTAATCCCCAACCACCATTAATCATTTCATCTTTATCCCACTTAAACGATCTTGCAGCTTGATTTATTTTAGATAACTTAGAAGATATAGGTGGAGCTATTCTTTGTAAGTCAGCACCAACCTTTTCGTAATTAGGATTATCTTTTTGTGACTCTTTAACTATACGCATTATAGCGTTTTTAGTTACTGACAATACGCCTCCTGCCACACCTGTACCTCTTAATAAAGAATCAGCCATGCCATTAGCTATACTAATATACTTATCTTTTTTCTCTTCATCTTCTGGCTCTTCATCATCAAAAGCAAAAGCAAACAAAGCTTGTTGCAAAGCGTTAAATAATAAGTTTTGTACAGTAGAGTAATAAATTATTTTACTTATGTTTGTTTTTCTATCACCTCTATTGTTTTTAAGATCACGTACAGATTTGTCTATTATTCTAGCATACTGAGATGGTGTGTTTTGAAAAGCTAGTATTAATCTACCAAGCGGACCAGCTTGTTGCATTGATATACGGTCTGGTCTTGATGATTGCTGTGACTCTTCAGCTGTCTCTCTAAAATCTTCAAACGCTTGAGTCTCAGCTTCAGCTTGAGACATTCCTTGTTTCATTAAAGATTTTATCCTGTTTCTGTAGAACGTAGCACCACCAGACGCAATAGCAAAACTATCTGCTACTTGTGTAGGTGTAAAACCAAACTGTAGTAGCTTACTTATTACAGCGCGCGGTCCACCTTTTTTAGCCATGTCAGCAATGTCTGCTTCGTTTACATTCATACGTAAACCAGATCTTCTAGCTTTTAAGAAGTCAGAATTTATAAGCTTAGAAAAGTCTGACCAGTATTGTTTTTGATTTGCAAAAGCTTTCGCTGCAGCTAGCGGGTTGTTATCTGTAAAGTTTAAAAAGTTTATAGAAGATAAATTCTGTAACAACGATGATCTAGAGTTGAAGAACATAATAGCCCCAATACTACCTTGCAACCAGTCTGTAAATCTAGCTGTTAAACTATCATCAGAGAAATTTCTATTTCGACCAGTCTCCATTCTGCCTAACATGTTCTCCATAGCTTTACGCCACTTCTTACCGTACGCAGCTTCAAGTTTATTCATATTCTTTTCAGAGAATATAACATCTACATTGTTTTGCCATTGAGTTAAATACTTAGCTCTAACACCTGTATTTATACTTTCTTGTATGTCAGTTGTTATTGTACCAGCTGGCCAACCTTCTTTAGGTTTAGTGTATTCACCTTTTTGTATAGCAATGACTTGGTCAGCAAACACTTGAAGATCAGCGTTTTCGGTTACATACTCTGTTAACTCTTTTAAATCTTGCTTACTAATACCAGGAACCTCATAACCTAGTTTGTTCCAAATATAAACACGTACAGCTTGCTCGCGGCTATATGGTTCACCAGGTATTTTCTTGCGTAGGTTTTTAGGTACAAAGCCTAATTGTTTTTTCAAAGCTCTGTAGTCCTGCATAACGCTGAGTCTAGCATTATCAATATCATTAACAGCTCTAGCGTAAGGATCTATTAAGTGTTTTTTGTACCAAGCCATTTGAGCGTCGCCAAGTTTACCTTTGCTAAGAGTTTCGTATAGTAAACCTATAAAGTCTTGAGCTGAGTATGGTATACCTCTAAACACTCTGCCAAGCGATGCTCCAGCTACCTCTGCTTTTACTTTCTTGTATTCTTTTTCAGATGCAATACCAGTTGTTTGTTCTAATATTGTATTAAAATCTGCGTCTAGTTTTTCTGGACTGCTAGCTTTTCTAAACGCTTGTTGTGTTTTTGATTTAACATCTAAAACTTCTAATGCGTTTTGTACAGCTTTAACATTTTTATAAGCGTCATCTGCAAAGTAAAAATCATTGTAACCCTCTGCAGCTTTACCTACAACCCATCGCGCTTTAGCTTCAGGCGTACTATTACCTAAACCTACAATATTTTTAAGAGGTATGTCTAAACCTATCGCTTTTAAAAACTCATGTATAGGCTCTGCAGCTGCCTGTGTTCTAGCTGTAAGAATAAATACATTATTATTACCAAACTTTCTATTACGAGCTACGGCTTTTTCAAACATAGGACCTTTAGCTCCTTTAGTAACCTTTTCAAACTCACTAAAATCAAACTCAGCTCCTTGCTGAAGCATATCTTCACCTTGCTTAGCAAATTCTTCTGCGTTTAAAACACCTTCTGTTCCATCAGGCATTGTGTATAGTACGTTAGATTTAGTTGTAGCAAGTGTATCGTCAAAATCCCACACGCTTATGCCTTTAGGTTTAGCGCTTGCTTTTCTAGCATTAGCTATAGCCGTGTCTATCGTGTCCATCACAGCGATAGTTTGTTCAACTGGACTACCAGGGACTTTAGCCATTACTTGTAACTTTTGCTCTGCATCAAGAGCTTCGTAAGAAGTAAGTTTGCCTGCTTTAACAGCATCAGAATTAGCTTGCTCAGGAAACATTTGTCTAGCAACGACATCAACCATACCAAAAGGATCGAAAGTGCTAGGGTCTTCTATACGAACATTGCTAGGTATTTTACTATTATTTCTAGACGATGCCTTTGATTTAGATTTTAACTTAGTAAATTCATTTAAATACTTTTGAGCGCTTTCAGGAGTTCGGTTACCTTGAATAACTTCAGCTACCAATTGATTTTGTTGTGCAACATTAGTAGCGTTTATGTTAGCTACATCTAATGATACACCTAATTCCTCAGCTAACGACTTACCAGTATCGTAGTTTATAATACTATTTAAATCAATACCAGCTTGAGCAAGTCTTATAGCTGGGTTGTCTAGTATAGTATAACCTTCTGGAAGCACAGCAGCTAAATTAGCTTTGTCTAACTTATAATCATCTGCTTTAGATAGTCTTGTTTGATAGTAATTTTTTTTAATAGCTGGCATTATAATGTTAGTAGTGCCAGTTGAAAACCCAAAAATTATAGAGCTACCAATTACTGAGGCTGGAGGATTGTGTTCTTCCCTGTATTTAGCGCCAGTTCTTTGTTCTGGCTTAGCCTCTTTAGACGCGTACGCTTCTGTTTTAGATTTATATCTAAATGGCGCGGCTATTTTAATTAAACCGCTAGTAGCTTGGTAACCTTGAAGTATAACCATAGACGCTAACGAGCTAGGCATACCGGATTTTATAGCTGAGTCAAGCTGCATAACAACATCCTCTAACACTTCCATGTTAACTTTAGCTTGCGCTTTACCAGCATCTGTGTCAGCAGCTTTAACAGTAACTCTTTTGGCTACCTTGTCTTCAATTCCACCTAGATTTTCTTTTGCTGCAGCTAAAGCTTCTATGTATGCTGGATCTTTAACACCGTAATATAACTTTCCTCTAGCTGGTAAAAGCGTAACACCCTCGCCAAACTGTTCTACAACTTGCTCAGCAGTAGGTTGACTAAATAATTTTTTACCATTTTTGTTTTTTCTAATTTTACCATCATCATCGCGTCTAGGTATACCCATTATCTCTCCACCGTTGCTGAGTTTATAATAAACATTACCATCAGCTTTTCTTTCATACCTAGATCCGCTAGAAGCAAACGCTCCTCCTAAAAACACATTGGGTCTTAGCTTGTACTTTTTAATGTAGTTAAGAAAATTACGTTGTATTGTAGGTCTAGTGTCATCTTTAACACTAGCGCTTTCTTCACCTAAAGTTTTTAAAGTTGTATTAATGTTTTGAGCTACAGAAACAGCTATTAATTTTTCAGCTTGTTTAGGTGTTAGTGTATCTCTAACTTTTGCACGTGTACTAAATTTAGCACCAGCTCTAGCTCTTTCAGGTTTACTAGGTATAAGATCTTCAACCATACGGTTTCTAATGCTAGTATTAAATAACCCTCGTATAGTTTGACCTACTCTATCTCTGTAAATAGGTTTAACAGGTTTCTCTCTAATGATATTTAAATAATCTTTTAGTGTGCCTGTTAGCTCGCCATCTGTGTACAGAGCATTCATTACATTATTAGGTATAAACGTAGCTTTACCAAAGTCATCTTTAGTTTTTGGTAATCTAGCAAAGTCGCTAGTAGCGTTATCTATTAAGTATTGCTTTACACGTGTTAAACCTTCACTATCTTTCTTAGAGTAATTACGTTTTTTATCATATATAGTTTCTGGATTTACACCAAACATTTTACCATATATCTCTGCAACAGTAACTGGTACGTTTTTAGTTTGACCAAACCTTGTAATGTCTTGACCTTTGAACGCTTTGTTAGTAGCATCTGATATTTGTTTTTCAGCTTCAGCTTTATTCTTTACACCTAAATTAGTTAACACTGTGTCGCTAAACCTAGTTGTTTCGGTAGGTTTTCTTGGACCTTTAGCTTCTTTAGTAACTTCTACTGTAGCTTCTTCGGCTACAACACCTCTAGCCTCTGTAACGTCTTCTGTGAACTCTTCACCTAAAATTCTATTAGAAGCTTCAATAGCTCTTGCTGGTAGAAACTTGTTTATGTAAGCTGCTAATGGTACACCTGATTCAGGATCATACTCGCTAATTAAATCTATTATACCACGCTTACCTGTTTCTATTTCGTCTGTAAGTAGTTGTCTATCAAACCCTGGCGCTTCAGACCTACGCTCAACTAGTTTGCTAGTAATAGGTTTAAACTGTTCTATAACTTCAAACGCTCCAGCTGTACCTTGCTGATCGTATATTTCTTGAACCTTTTGAGATGCTTCAGTTTGAGTTGAAGCTTTGCTAGTCGGTTGAGTAACCTCAACATCTTCATCTACTTGAGTAAGAGTACCTAGTGCTCCTTGCTCTGCTGTAGCTACAACTTGCTCGCTAATTTTACCTTTAATTAAACTTTTGTTGTAGTCTTTAATAAAGTTAATTACATCTTTACCCTCGTTAAACACAACTCTAGCTTTACTGTCTCCAAATATTTTATCTAAACCTCTTTTAATTTTATCTACAATAGTTTCTTTTATAACTATGTCACCATTAATAACAGCTTCGCTTAACAATGTTAAACCTTCTTCGAACGCATCATCTTTACTTATCTGACCTTTATTAGCTTTATCTAAATAACCAGCTAATCTTTGTTTATATTCCGGTGTAACTAGTGTAGTATTAACATTATTTAAAGCTTCTATAACAGCTACACCTAATTGTGTTGCAGATCCAGGATTATCAGCTACTGTTTTTAATAACACAGCATGTAATAACTCGTGTGCTTTAGTGGTTATAACATTGTCTTTTTTATTAGCTTCTTCGTTGTAAAGTATTACGGTTTCACCTTTGTCGTTAAACAATATAGTGCCGTAGTTTTGAGAATCTTTTTCGTCTACTACAAAACCTTGTTCTTGAAGCTTTTTTATTTTGCTTTTAGCCTCTGTTTCATCTTTAGCTGTATCTGTCTTAACGCCTAATTTTTTAGCAAGAGCTTCAGTTGATTTTGCTATTTTAGCTTCTGTCTCAGCTCTACTTTTTTGAACTCTTGAATCGGCTATTTGCTCGTCAATAAGTTTTATTTCTTCATCTATTTCACCTCTAAAAGACGGATCAAGATTTTTTCTTTTGTCTAGTAAATTTTGCTTTTGAACTACAAGATCTAATTGTTCAGCTGTTACGTTTTCTGGAGACACAGCTGCAGCTCTAATTATATTTCTAGTAAAGTACTCAGCATTGTTAAGCTGTTCTACCATTTCAGTATCTTCCATGTTTTCCGCTATAGATTTTTGATACTTTATTTGATCTAATAAAAGTGTTTGGTTTTTTATAACACCTTTGTAAACTTGATCCTTAGCTGCGTTAAAAGTTTTAACTGTACCTACAGTTTGTAAACCACCTGATAAAGCGAGCGTGCCTGCTAGTAAGGTTTTTTGTTCTCTTATAAAATCATTATAATCAGGTAATCCTAAATTAAAACCTAAATTATTTGCCAACTGAAAAGCGTACTCTACTTGCTCTTCACCGTACTCTTTAGCAACGTTAGACACAAAAGCAGAAGACGCTTTTGATATAGCCTGTTTGTTCGCGGCTGACTTTAAGTTACCTCTAAAGTTTTGTAGCAAGTTTTTACCAGCGCTAGATTTTAAAAAGTTTATATCAGGCATAACAGACTGGGCTAAACCTGTAGCTAATGAAGCCATAGATCCATAAGCCAAGGCTTGTTCGGGAGTTAAACCATCTGCTTCGCCTTGTTTAATATTATCAGCAACCGTCATTTTAAAAGCCGCGTTAGCCATGGTAATATCTCGCTTAAGCTTATCGCTTAAACCAAAAACTCTACCTTTTTTACCACCAATAGTATTACCTATTAATTTTTCTACACCTTTTAAATCACCTTTTCTAGCAGAAGCCATAATGCCCAACGTAAAAGGTAACATGTCAGCTGTCATTTTTACATACGCTAAAGGGTCTTTTACATATTTACCATCTTCATCTAAAACTTCAGCTTGTCCAACTTCACCCATTACGTTATAGTTAGTTAAATTATCAGCTGTATCTTTAAACGCATCAAAGTAACTATAACTATTTGGATCTGTAAACATATCTCCAACAGTGCTTAAAACCAACGCAGGAAAATTTAATAATACTTCTCCACCTGTTTTAAATATACCACCTCCAAGTCTAGAAGTTAAGTCAGTAACGTCTCCAGGTATTGTCACGCCTAAAAGCTTACTATCTTCACTTATAGATTTGTTGTATTCTTTTATATCGTCAGTTAACTGAAAGTTGTTTTCAATAAAACCTTTAGCTAAGTTAACACCATACTCTGCGTTCAGTGAATTAATATCTTGCTCGTAGGTTTCTACTAAAGTTTTTCTACTCTCATTTAAACTATCAGCATTAGATTTTAAAGTTTTTAATTTATCTATTAAATTATTATATAAATCTGCAGAAGCCTGAGTAGCTATTATAGGTTTACCGTTATCAAAATTAAAAGTAGAGTTTATTCTATCTTGTACAGCTTTAGCTTCAGATTTTATAGGATCATATTGCTTGTCATAATCTTCTAGAGCACTTTGAAAATCATTTTCTAAAGTAGATAAAGATCTATCAATAACACTACCTTTAGCTTTTTTTATAATGCTTTCTTTTTCTTTTAAATTTAAAAAACCTTTTCTAGCTTTTTCTAATGTTCTAGAGTCTAAGTCTTTAGCTATTTCTATTCTAGTAAATAAATCTAAATTTAAAGGCTCATAAGTTGATTCTTCATCTTTACTTTTTGTAGCACTAAAAAGCTTACCTAGCTGACCTAAATAACCTAAAAAGCCTTGGTCTTTAGTGCTAGAAAACTCACCTGTATCTTTTTGTATTTGTTCAAAAGCCTCTTCATATTCTGGAGATAAAACTAAATCTTTCCAGTAAGAAAAAGGTTTTGGAGCGTCAGCTGTTACAACAACTTCATCAAGCTCTACTGGTTGCTGCATTATGGCGGCTTCTTCTAAAGCGTTTAATTTTCTTCTTTTTAATATAGCTTCTTGTGAATTATCTATTGGTTGTGATTCCGAAGAAATATCTACCGATTCTGATTCCGTACTCTCGGGTGCTGTCCCGGTTGTCGGTGTTACAGTTGCACCCTCGTCCGCAACACCGTTTGTCTTTCCCTCTTCTTCTACAACTTCTACAGCGTCAGGAAAAGTATCTTTAAACTCTTTTACTTTATCTTCTGGAAGATCGTAAATAGTTTCACCAACTTTAAATGTAAACATATTTAATTAATTTTATTGTCTAACAATGTATGGGCCAAATTTTTCAGCTTTAATAATATCTTGCGCATCACCTTCTGTTATACCCATTTCTATTAAAAGAGCTTTTTTTACTGCGGTAGGTGACATTGCTTTTGGACCTTCAACTGTTATTTCATTGTTTTCAGTGCCATACTCTATACCAGGTTTATCGTCTCTTTCAAACTCTTCTATGCGACCTATATTTAGATCTCTCATAACACGCATAATATCTTCTAAGTTTGTAAGATTAGTAACATCTATTCTTTCACTTAAGTCTTTTAATTTATCTTGATAGTCTGCTCTTCTTATTTCACCTTCAGTAGGTTTTTTATCGTCTTCAGGTTTTTGCTTTCTACGACGCTCTTCTTTTGTTTTAGTGTAGTATATTACACTTTCACCTGCTATTAAAGGGTTTTGTTCTTCGTACTCTGGAAACTCTTCTTTATATCTAGCGACGTCTTGTTCTGTGGCTTCTCTAGTTTCAACCTGTTTGTTACCAAACATTCTTATTAAGTCGTTATGCTCAAGACTGTCTTTTATAAATTGTATTTGGCCAGTTTCACCTTTACCTATCCACTCTTCTTTAGCAAAAGATTTACCTAAATTATATTTTATATACTTAAGCTGTTCATCTAAAGGCATTTGCAGTAAACCTTTAGCTTTACTATCTAACATAGACTTGTACGTAATGTCTTCTGTAAGCATCTCTACATTAAAATGTCTTTCTGTGGTGACTATTTCGTCATCACCTTGAGGGTTTATTGATATTATAGACTTAGAATTAAAGCCTTTACCTGTTGGTGTGTCTTGATCATTAAGAAAACCAGACGTGCGTAGCGCGTCGTTTGTGTCAATTAATTCAGGTAGTTTAGTAACTAAGCCTCTACCATCAGCCCACTTGTCTACATCTCTAGACCAAATAAAATTAGCGTCTGAATCTTCTAAACCATAAGCATCTTTTAACGATGCCCATACGTCACTGCTAGTGTCCATTTGTACAGACACATTCATAATGTTTTTATAGCTACCATCATCTTGTCTAACTCTTTCTAGCTTTTTATGCACGCCATTAGAGGCATTTCTGTTCAATAATGATTCAGCAACAACTAAGTTTTGATACTCTTCTTTGCCTTCGCCAATTATATCAAACCCATTAGCGCCGTCAAAGTTACCTATATCAAAAGCCTTTTGCTCTTTAAGTGGTGTTAATCCACTAATTATTTTACCTGTTTGATCTAATGTAGTTGTCTGATATGACTGCGCATTGTTAACTATATTAGAATAAGCTATTCGCTGAGCACTTGTTAACTCAGGATTAAGAGCTAATTCTGTTTGAGCGTCAATAGCACCTATGTTATATTCAACACCATCGTGTATATATGGTTCACCAGTTTCTAATAAACCTATAGCGGTTTGTTTAAATTGCTGTAAAAAGTCTGGATCTTTTATACTAGAAGCTGTTTCATTTAATTCTTTAAGATGTTCTAATGTGGCTTTGTTTTTGTAAAGCTGTTTAGCCTGTTTTTGTTTTTCTACTAAAGCTTGTTCTTTTTGTTTAGCTTCTTGAATTTGTTTAAACCTATTTGAAAAAGCGTCTGAGCTTTCTTGAAAAGATTTAATATACATATCTGCAGAGCGATCTAATATTACTTGTGGATTTCTATAACTCATAATTATACTTGTTTAAACTCTACATCTATTTTAGAATAATCTATACCATCGTAGTCTTTAAATATATTTTTAATTACAGCGTAACTAGGAACTTCATCTGACATAGCTCCCTGCCAAACACCGTTACCAAACATTTTATTTATGTATTCAAAAGCGTATATGTTAATACCACTAGAAGATTTACCTATAAGTTTTATATTCTTTTTTAATCTTCTATCTGAAGCGCCAGCTAAACCCCCTAACACATCACCAACACCACTAGCAACCCCACCCCAAGCAGCTGCTTTAGCTTGGTTTGAAGAGGCTTGTTGAGCTCTTGCTTGATCTTGTTGGCCAGCTGCTCTATCTAAATCAGCATTAATACGGTTTTCTTCGTTAGCAAAAACAAAAGCTTTACCTTCTACGTCAGCTTGTTGCGTCCTTATGCCTTCAGACATAGCTACATCTTGTATTCTTTGTTGCTCTTTAATTTTGTTTTGCTGTAATGTTTCTTCACCTCTGGCTCTTAATACTTGGTTTTGAGCTTCTTGAGCTTCAATACTAGATGCAATACCTTTTTTGCTTTGTAGCGCTGCTTGAGCAAGAGCGGTTGCGCCACCAGCAGAAGCGCCAGTAGCTCTAAGAGTATCTAATGTGTTTGCTAAAGCAATATCAGCTTGTTCAGCTTGTATTTCAGCTGCTTGAGTTGCCACACCTAACTGAGAAAACGGATTACTCATTTGTGCACTTAAATCTTTAGCCATAGCTGATAAATCAGTTACACCTTCAAACGGATTTATAACATCACCTCTACTAGCTTTTAAACTGTCTATTTCTGCTTGAGCTCTGTCAGCCGCATTTTTAGCTCTACCAGCAGCTTTGTCAGCTTGGTTAGCTGCCACTGCCCCGCCTATAACTTTAGCGCCAATCGCTCCTACGGCTAATGCTGTTATTGCTCCCATATTAATTAATCTTTTTAGTTACTTCGTATGATGGATTTTTATCTACTGTCCACCCTAATTTCTTGTGCATGTTAATTAAAGGTTTTGATCTACCTATAGTAAACATATATTTAACTCCATTAGCTTTACAAACTTCTTCAGCTGATTTTATTAAAAGCTCTATAGCATCTTTTCTGTCAGCTTCTCTGTAATCTGGATTAGATACAACCCACTCAAATAAAGCTCCCTTAGAGTTAGTATAATATATGAAACCTGCAGCGATAGGCACGTCTTTTTCTACAATAAGACCACCAGTGGCGTTGTCAGGTAAAAAATCTTTAGGCGGGTTAACCCATTCAGGCCACGCATCCCACCACAAACATAACGTGTCCCAATCATTCTCTGTAAGTCTACGTATATTTAATTCCATTTAATTTAATAACTTGATTCTACATATTCAGATGACGCGGCAAATAATTCTCTTGCCACTCCACCTTCACCTTCTACTCGAGTAGTAGCGTCTGTTTGTATAGTTACAGTAGAATAATAACCTTTTACACCTGATACGCTACCTCCAAATACAACTTCTCCAGCTGTAGCGCTACTGTTGTTTACTATGTTAGCAAAATACTTACCTTCTTTTTTATAAAAACCCGAGTATATTCTAGGGTATGGAGGGTTTGTTGTACCAAAAACGCTTTCATAATCAACTGGTATTACAGGTTGATTATAAGTTGCGTTAAGCGTGCCGTTAACAGTTTGTCTAGGATCTATTATGTATTGACCTTCGTCATAACTAGTTATTGGAATAGAAGTGTCGTTTGTTTCAAATGATCTTGCGCCATTAAAGCTAGATACTTCCCAACCTGTAGAACCTTCGTAGTTTATTGTTTTAAAAACTTTAGAAGCACTTACGCTTGGATTAAATACAAATGTTATATTTGATCCATAGTAAGTATCGTAAAACTTAGATCTTGTTGCAACACCTGATTCTTCGTAATTATGCTGCCATATAGATCCATTTTTTACGGTGTAAAATTTATTTTTAACACTAAATGCTTGCTCTGGATTATACGTAAATCTACTTGGCCAACCCAAAACTTGCTCATCAAATGATAAAGTTTGATAGGTGTCATCAGACTTTTGTAAACTCAACACGTATTGCTTTGTATGTATATCCCAACCACCTACTATTTCACCTTTTTGTGTTTTAGTACTAACACTATTTAATTCGTCTCTAAAATAATCTATCATACCGTAATTAGATACTTCAGTTAAACCATCTTGAGACAATCGCATCACAGCGTTTCTATCTTTATCTGTAAAGTATTTTCTATAGCCATATACAGCAAAACTTTTAGGATCTGTACTTATACCATAATTACCAGCGTAAGGTACTATCTGACCTATAACTAAATTAAGTTGACTTACAGCTGTAGCATTACCTTCAGCTGAGTACAAAGCGTCTTTATCTATAAGCGCTCTATTAACTTTATTTTCTTGAAATATAATTAAGTTAGTATCTTCAGCATGTAATTTTTGTACGCTACCTTGTGCTGGATCTAATGATCTAGTAATGTCTTCACCTACACTAAATACATTAGTGTTGTTTATACCTGTTCTAGAATTAAATACACCAGAATAAATAAGTGATGATGTTCTAAAGCTAGCATTAGGCTCGTCGTCTACTAAATAAGCTTTAACACCATACAGCATTTCTGTTTCACTATAACCACCTTCTATACGAGATTCTTCTACGTACCAAGATTTAGAGTCAACCACTTGATTTGCACCTGCGCTATTGTTATATACAGGAAAAGCTCCATTAACACCAGCGGGAACACCAGACGACCCGTTCCAAACTAGCTGTGGGGTTGTTGGGTTTGTAACTGTTTTTCTAAGTAAAAACGAATTGTAAAATTTAACTTCTACTATTGCTGGCATAACTCATTTTATTATTGAAAATTTTTTGGGCCTCCTTTTTTACCGCCTGATCCACTACTACCGCTAGTACTGTTAATACGATCAAGACATGGCCCCACAACTTGCATACTATTTTTAAATGTTCTTATTAAATAAGTACCGTCTCTAGTAGATTCAGGATTTGTACCTGCTTGCCTTATTCTAGTATGATATTCTCCATTATAATTTGACGGACGAATTATTATAGCTGGATTAATTAATAAAGGATCTAGAAACAAACCAAATATTTGATCTGGCTCCGAGTAAGTAGTTGAATCACCGGCTGACGCAAGATCTATTTCAGTAGTGTTTTTAGCAAATAAATATCTAGCAAAAGGAGAGGCAGAGTAATATATAATATCTGCATTAAACACGCCCGTGCTACAACTTGCACTTCCTTCACCTGTGGGTATCCAATTCTCCGCTTGATACTTGTACACGTTACCTGTTTGAAAGACAGCACGAGTTCTAAGAAAACTAATAGGACTTACGTTAGTAAAATCCCCTATTTCATATTCTATATCAGTTTCTGGTGAAGGTAGTTGACTACAATTAACTCCATCGTTTTTAGTGAAAGCATTGTAGCTATTGTAAAGATTACCCCATGCTATTCTATACTCACCTGGTTGATTTAAAACAAAAACTCTACCTGCGGGATACTCTACCATAGCTGCATAACCGCCGCTTGTAGTACTTTTTCTATCTGCTAGATTTGGCTCTGTAATGTTTAAAACGCTTAATCTATTAACAAGTTTATCGTCCCCTGCGTCTTCTGAAGTCATTCCTGCTAAAACAACCTCGCCAGTAGATTTTACTTCGTTAGTTGTTGTATTAGCGTAAATACAATCCTCATCAAAAACATCTTTAGCCAAGCTCCAATTATCTGAACTATTTTCTCTAAACTCTATAGCGGCATAAACCCCAGCTGAAGTTAAATCTGTTTGATCTACAGATCTTTCAAATTGCTTTAACCTTGTATACACATAAAATGCACTAGAAGGATTTTTTTGAGGTTTTGACTTGTAAGCTCTTGCATAATAAACAGAATCGTTTGTATCACCTGATTCACAAACTGGACCTTGTATTTCATTATCATAAGTTAAACCGTCTGTGGTGTAACCTATTTGCATATCTTGTGGTATAACATTTGTGCTATCTAAATTGCTTAATTGATCTACAAAAAACTCTACAGCACCATCAGCTTGAATAACGTTTCCTCGTTGTACCAGTGACATATAATCTACCATGTTAGGTATTCCAATATCTTGAGTTATAGTTACAGAAGTTTTACCGCCACCTTCATCTTCAGCAGTAAGAACGTAAGTATACGTACCAAAGTTAGCTTGCCCTAATCCTTCACGAAAACCTTTCTTTCTTTGATTAACGTTAACAGTAGACTGGTTTGATTGTGGAATATTTAAAAAAAACTCAGTTTCAAAATCTTGAGAACTAGGAGCTACAACAGGGCTTATTGTCCAACCTTTGAGTTTTCTTTTTATTTTAGGATCTGCAGACCCATTAAAGTTTTCAAACAAACTTAATATCGTGGTAGATGTATAAGATTTAGCAATACTAATATCACCCGGTATATTTATAATAGGATTTACGTTTGTAACTCTAAGTGGATTTGAAGACGTACCTTTAGCTTCTAATTTATTTGTAACAGGACCAGGTGTTGTTACTGTAAATTCAAACTTAAACTCATTTAGCTTATCTTTATCTGGACCCTCGAAGTAAAAATAATCATTAGTTTTTAAATACACCTGTGAACCACGCTGTTCTAATGAAAATCTATTAGTAACATTGTTGTTTGCTAAATCAAAAACAAGCATATCTATATCTAGTGCGCCAATGTCTTGTGCATTTTCATTTCTAAAAGTAAAATATCCATTAGCGTTATCTATAACACTTTGACCTTCCTCTAAACTTTCAGGTAAATAAAAATCAAAACCATCTATTTGAGTTGCACCACCTATGCCTTCTTCTATAGCTGTATTTAAATCGCTAATCAAATCAGAAGATGTTGTCTCCCAGAATAGATCAATTCTAGAAACAGTAGGTGAGGTTTCTAATATAGCTAAGTTTTCTATTTTAGAATAATTGTTTCCTGATTGAGCATTAGTAATTCCAAATTGAAAATCAAAGTTTTGAGATGTAATAAACTCAGCTATAAAAGGATTTGATTCTGCCTTAAAAAAAGGATAAAAAGGGTTAGTTGGATCAGTTATGGATTTACCTCCTTGAATTTCATCAGCAACGTCAAACAAATCAAATAAATCTTCTATAGTATTTGTTGTAAACTCTGATCTACCTGGTGAGCCAAGGTTTGTAGAAGAAAACTGTTCATTACCAACTATAGAGTAAGTTGAATCAGTGTTCATAACTCTACCGAAAAGTTTGACAGAACTTCTAAACGCTTTATCTTGAGGTCCTACTTCTGTTAAATCCCTTGGTACTTTATTAATGTTATCATTTATTAAAGTTATAAAAGAAGTATTAAGATTTGTAGCTGTGCTTGTCGGTAAAGCTTTCATCGCCCCGGCAGAATACACGTTATAATAATCTTGCTCAATTTGCTTAACAACTATCTTGTAGCTATACCAACCAAGAGGATTGTAATCTTCGCTAGTTATGTCATCATTGTAAATTCCAGGTTCACCTGGTCTAGGACTCAAAGACTCACCTTTTATTGCTTTGTTAAACTGCACTTTAATAGAGTTGCCTAAAAAATTCCAAGGATATTCATCGTCGCTTACATCTCTACCGCCGTAAGGAAGATAAACTGTATCAGCTTTAAAACCTTGCGCGCTAGCCTGGCTTTCATTATTAGAAAGTATAACTGTAGATTGTCTACCAAACTTATCTGACAATACAACACCAACTTGATAGTTTCTGTTTTCTTTAACAGTGCTAGATGGATATTCTAAAGTACCTAAGTTAGAACCTAAACCGTCTATATCTAATTTTCTACTAACAGACACTTGATAGTCAATGCCTGCAGGCGGTGTGTGTTTGTCTTGAAAATTACCATATATAATTCTATTACTAGAAACTTCTTGAGAAAAAGCTTTTACTGGAGTTTTATCGTAAACTCTAACTAACTCTGATTCTGGTAAAGTTTTATAAGGTTTAGTAGATAGATATGTAAAATTAAAATACTTAGAATTTTTAGATTCGTCTTGTATTCTTCTAAGAGGTATTGTTTCTATAACTTGAACAGCTAAAGCGTCAGACTCTTTATATATAATATCTATCTCACTTATTTTATAGTTATTATATACTTTTGAAGCCATGTCTGGCAGAGGTATCTGTAATTCTATTTTGTTTACTTTGTTTTTTGCAAAGTCAACTATAGTGCTAGAAAAAGTTTGTTCTTCATCGCCATCTAAAAAATAACCATCTTGTTTGGGTATAAAGCAAGCTTGAGTAAATGGAGCTAATATAGAGTATTCACCATCATCAAACCTAAATCTATAACTAAATTTAACAAACTTATCTTCTAAATACTTAGGATCACCAGTATAGTTTGGTTCGTAAAAAGGGTTAGATGTGCTTCCATCAGGCAAGTTTGCACTAACGGCATCAACCATAGATGTTTGTAAATAGTCAAACTGAATTACAGATCCAGCATCTAAAGATACTCTTTGGTTTAAAGTTATTATACTTTCTGCATTATCTACGTTAGAAACAACAACTTGGTTAAGTTCGTTTTCAACGTAACTAGATGAACTTATAGTAAGACCAGGTGTTATAGTTACCGGAGGCACGGATGTAGTTTTAAAGCTTAAACTATCAATCACGTCCTCAGCAACTGTTAATGTAGGTAAATCCGGTGGAGGTGAAGAAACATCTAAAGTTTTATAAATTTCAATAGCTCTATATGGATTGTATTTTGCTACAGAAATTTGATGCTCCATAGTGTAGTAATCAGGTGTAGTAGTAGCTGTTGTTACATTTATTTTTCTAGGTTGGTTTCTATTATCAGTAAAAAACAATAATTGCTCTAGTAAATTAACACCTATTATAGGAAAACTAGGGTGAAAATTTAAAAAAGCACCATACACCAAAACGTTTATGTCTGTTGAACTAGACCATCTAATTATAAAATTATTAGCTTCTGGTTTGTATTTTGTGTCTACTTTGTAATTAGGGTAATCAGTAAAAAACAAATATACATCACTATTTGTTTGATCGACAAAATAACCAACTGATATTAAATCTCCATTAAGTTGAACATCGTCTAGATTATCTTCTATATATTGAAAAAAATTACCTACACTTTCGTTTCCTAATACGTTTTCCAAAGCACCTACGTCGTCACCTTCAGATTTTATAACTTGAACGTTAACAGCATCTCTATATTCTCCATTAGGTAAAAGCCTAGAATCTAAGTCTTTATTCATCTTAGATTTTAGGAAAGAATTTTTAACTTCAGCCATTTAATTTTAGTGTTTTAACCATTTGGATTTACCTCTCATAACTTGAACTATTTGATTTAATTTCAAGTTAGATAAACGTATCTTAGCATTTCTAAGTTTAGCGCTCGCTTCTCGTTTTAATCTTTGCACTACGTACTCAGGTTGATTTATTCTGCTAGCAATTACAGCATGACTAATGTAAGCATACATAGCTTCTTCTGCTAGCTTAGGTACTCTTGTTTCTAAGTTAGTTGAAAGGCCATCTGATATATACTCAAACACAATAATCTTATCAACTAAGTTTGCTGAAAAAGACATTTTACCTTCTCTTTCGTTTATATTAAAATAACCGTTTATATTTCCATATTCAGGTTCTAAGCCAAACAATTGACCATAACCAAACTCAGGCCAGCCATAGTAATACTCCCAACCTCTCTCTGGATTATCAGCTAAACCATTGTCAGGGTAATTTCCTTGTAAATAATTGTTTTGCCACCTGTCTTCTACAATAGATGTACCCGTAATATCATTATCAAAGTTATCTTGCGTAGGCACACCCTTGTTATCTTGCAAAGGTATAGTGTATGGGTTACTGGTTAGATTATTTGTAGGTAGTATAGGGTGTTGAACGCCTTGGTTATCAACCCAATACAAGTTTACATAGTTAACGTAATCTTGTGGTAGTACTACGCTTAAGTTATGAGGTATTGTTAGCTCTTGAGAGTTAACACTTTTAAGTGTATCATAACTAAACTCTTGCATAGCTCGCTTAGCATGAAACATTACATCAGTTCTTTTTACGCTGGGTATAAGTTTACCAGCGCCAACATACGCAACTAAAAAGTTATTTATAACATCGTTTAGTGTCGTATAAGCATATGAGCCATAATTATCTTCAACTACATTGCCAAAAGCTTTTTGATCAATGTCGACGCCATAGTTACCGCCATCAAGTTTTTTTAATTGAACAACAAAATACGTTGTTGGCCGTAATTGTTCTTTAACGTAATTAATTATAGTAACTGAAGTACTTGGGCCGTATGAAGCAAAACCATAACCTTGACCACTCCATTGTATTCTAGTTACATTATTACCCTGATCAGTAACACTACTAACAAACGCCCAGCCGTTATTGCCGCTCATTCCTGATGTCCAAGTAGCATCTGGCATAAGTAATAATGCTCCAATTTCTACATCAGAAGTCAGAGAATCAGTAGCAACATCTACATAAATTAACTGTGATGATGGGGTTAAATTAACAGTAGAAGTTACAATCCCAAGTGTAATTGTATTACCAGAAACCGTATATGCGTCAGTGTATTCTGTCCAACTACCAGGTGTTGCTGTTAAACTAGAATATAATTTAAAATTATTTAAAGGATATCTTTCACTGACGTCTAACTTATAACCATAAAATTTTAAATCAGTGTCAAATGTTGTTGTTAAAGTCCATGGTGTAGATGTAAGAAATTCATCTTGATTTGAGCTATTAAATCTAAAGCCTTGTGCGCCTTCGTAATACTGCCGATTGTTTTCTGTGAGTAATGACATCTATTAACTTTTTTTGTTTGCTTCGTTTTGTGCTACTTCAGCTGACGCAGCTTGTATAATTTGTGGATCACGTATAACTATACCAGAGTACTGTAGTATTCTAAGTATAACATTAACTTGCTCAGACTGCTCTAGCTCAAAGTTTTGAGAAGTAGATGAGTCCCAAATATAAGATCCGCCAGGTCCGTTTGTTTGAAAACCCCAATTTATATCTAACGGTTTACGTATCATTGACGCCTCTACATTAGCACTAGCATTTAACAAAGCAGTTGGCTTTATATAAATTCTATTACCTTCATAAAGATAACAAGGATGCTCTTCTGTTGGTCTTGTAAGAGGAGATTTATCTATAGTGTAAAAATCGCTACGCTGAAGTCGTTGTAGCTCTACTGGGTAACCAGCTAGCGGTATATAAGTTATAGTACCTAATCTATAAAAGTAAGCTTCGTCTTTACCTAACGGTTCGTTTGCGTATTTAATTGCAAAAGTAACGTTGCCGTCTGCAAACTCAGGTAACACAAAAAACTCGCCAGTAGTTGAAAGCCCACACTGGCCTTGTACTTTAAAGTAAGATATTTTTTCGTCTATATTCATTTGCCGATCTGCATAATCATAGTCGGCTTGGGGCACACGTAGCTGCTGATTAAGATCATCGAAGTATTGTTCAAATATATCCAATTGAACTTGTGTAGCTGTCTTATTAAACTCATCAGGAGTTATATAACCCCGTTGTTCTTTGTTGAGTATTAGCAAAACGGTTTTATATACTGTATCTACGTTTATTGCCATTTATATTTTTTTTAAGTATAAGGGCCCGAGTGAACGAGCCCTATACTATTGTTACATGTTATTTTAGCTTTTTCTCGATAGACTTGAAGACTTCTACACCTTCATCAGTCTTAAAGAAAGCCGCCATAGCAGAGTATGGATTTTCATCAAATGGTACATTCATTAGTTTTTTACCATTAGACGCCCATGAAAACGATCTTTGATCTTGAGATAAGTTTATAATATTAGCTTCAGTAGCTAGTATTGCAAAGTTTCTAAGTTGAACATTTTCATCTTTAGCTAGATCTAAAAACAAAGTTGGGTTTTGTCTAGCAAAAATAAGTGCATCTCGTTTTAATTCTTTAGACGATAATTCACCTACTTTACTACCAACTTCAACTCTCATTATAGCTTCTAAATGTTCTATACTCATACCGCGAGCGGCGTTTAATGCGTCAATTTGCAACTCCATAATATCTAATTCATTATCAGCTATTACAGTGGAGTCGAACTCTTTGTATTTCCTGTCTTTTAAAGGGTGATACAAAGATAATAATTTTTGCAACGCTTGGTTTCTTTTTGGGACAACTAACGCGCCGTCTCTAAATAATATAGTACCCATGGTAACTTCACCGTCTTGCTCGTCTTTAAAGCAAGAGTTCATATTTGTAGCATACCTAAGTTCTCGTTGCGTATTTGTTTCTTCATCGTACCAAAGCATAGGTACTTTTCTACTATGCTTAGATGGTATTCTCATGGTTAAAGGTTTGTATCTACCAACAACCATATATGTTCTATCTTTAATTTCCCAACTTTTTCCAACGTTAGGTTTTTCTTTTGTTTTTTCCATGATATAATATAATAAAATTAGTCAAAAGTAAATTATTGGAGGTCACGTTTTGTGACCCCCAATATTTACAAAATTTATGATTACACAACTACGTGAGTAAACAATACAAAGTTATTAGCACCTTGCACACACAAACATCTTTCAGATAGGAAGTTTACTTCCATTGCATCAAGATCGCTTGTAAAAGCACCACCAACAGATCCAGTCAACCAAGACTTCATACGACGATCGTCAGTTTGTGACGCTCTATATCGTACGTGTAAGAATGGACGACGAATGTTAGTACCAAGAATTTGGTCATATACTGTTGATGTACCTGCAGGAATTAATACTCCGTCAATAGCGCTTACACCGTAAGTTGTAGCGTCTGCTTTGATAGCACCTCTTGTAGAAGCATCGTTTAGGTATTTCCAGTCAGTTTTGTAGAAGTCATAAGAACCTCTGCGGAAACCGCTGAAACCTAAATTCAACGCCATATCTTCTGAATTTTCGAAGATACCATAAGAACTACCACCACCGTAGTTTGAACCAGTGCCTTGTGGAGCACCTACTCCAGCTAGCATATCGTCAAAACCTAGTGAAGTTTCGCGATTCAAGAAAAGCATATTTTCTTCAATAGCTCCTTGTGTGTCTAGATTACGTAGAATAGCATCAAATTCCTCTAGTTTGTCACCAGCGGCATTAAACCCTACTTCTTCGTTACCACGAGTTTGAATAGCAGCAAACAAACCTTCTGTACCTTTAAAGCCACCGTTTGCAGGATCAGCAGCGGCAGAACCAGCTGCAGCTTTTTCACCTTCAATTACTGACATTTCTAGGTAATCTTCAAAACGTAGTCTTGTTTCAGACTCAGCCTTTAAGTACCATAGATACCCTCCGGTTCCGTCTTCAGTAGCTACTTCAACCCAACCGATCTGAGCAGTGTCAGAACCAGAAACAACATACTTGCTTCGGATAATAATCGGTGAGTTAGAAAACTGAGTAAACGAAGGATCAACACTTACAAAACCATCAGCTGTAGTAGCTGAAGTGTTGTTAGGTAAAGATGAACCTTTTGAATACTCAGAACCGTATACAAACATTTTTACAGTTCCAGCAAGGCCAGAAGTATCTGCAGCAGTATAAGGAGCTACAACCACATCTCCACTTGTTAGGTTAGAAGATGTTACTACAGCTTTTAACTCATTGCCAGCAGCATCTAGTAGTACTACAGTTTGGTTTACTGAAATTACGTTTTTAACGTCTGCAGCTACAGGGATAGTAATAGTACTAGTGCCACCTGTGTTAGTACATCCGTCATAAGCAATGTGCAAACGGTTTTGTTCAGACCAAATTACTTGGTCAGAAGTCATAGGCATTTCAGCTCCTACCATACGTAAAAATCCAGAAAGCGTACGGTTTCCGTAACGCTCTACTTCTTTTTCGTAAATCTCAGGTAGATATTGTTGAGCAAATGTATCAGAATCGCCATCACCAGTACCGCCGTTAAATGACAGGTAGTTAGTGTCTAGCAATTGTTGTTTTTGAGATGGGACAATACTCCCAAATAATGGATCAATTCCAGGCATGATTAATTATTTTTTAATTGTTATTTTTTTAACTTTAAGTTTTGAAGAATCATCGCCACTAATAGCTTTTACTCTAAGTCCATTTACAAATACTTCACCAGTCGATGTCTTACGTGGCTCAGTCAAAATGTTTTTTGACTTAGCCATAACGTCTTTAACAGCGTCAGCTTTTCCTTGTTCATAGAAATGTTGAGCTAAAGTATCAGCATTTCTAGCTGCATACAAAGCTTTGTGATAACCCGACAAATCTGATATCTTATTTTCTTTATCTAGGAACTTCCCGATAAAATTAGTAATATCAGACTGAGCGTCAGCCACTTGCTTAGGATTTTTAACACCATACCTAAACTTCTTGTCCCCAACAGTGAAATCAAAACCTTTGAAATCATTAGTCAAAAAGTTGTTAGTACGATTAACAAAATCATTATGCATTTGCTTTACAGCGTTTTGCTCTTCATTGTATCGATTGAAAAAGTCCGTAGCTTTTTGTTGCTCTTGGGTTACGCCCGGTCTCAACTTGATCTCGTCGTAGTACTTACCCTTTAAGTCTTCCAAAAAGTTTTTAGCTTTTCCAACTTCTTCTTTAAACGCAATTTTCTTTTTGCGTATGTCTTTATCGTCGTCTAACTCTTCATCGTAACTAAAGTCTTCCAATAAAAGACTAACATCGTCATGATCAAGATGCGGTCGTGTTTGTTTATAGTATTCTCTTACTAAAGTATTATTATCTACGTTAGTGTAGTCTGCATTAAGTCGAACATAATCGTCAACTGTACCACCAGTTTCTTCCATAAAAGAAACTAGCTTTTCAATATTTTCAGGTAAAGATTTTTGTTCTACAACCTCTTGTTTAACTTCTTTTACCTCTTCAGTGGGTTTTGATTCTTCTTCTGATACCTCTTCAATAACAGAGATAGGGGACTCTTCATTTGATTCGGTGGTCCGTATTTCTTCAACCACTTCTTTGCTGTAGCCACTGTCTTCGGGTTGTCTGACAGTATCATCGCTTGCATCTGCGCTTTGCTCTTGAACGGCATTTTCTTCAGTTTTAATTTCTACCTTTGTAACATCTTGATTTACCTCGCCTTGACTGCTTGGTATTTCTACTTTAGTTACATTTTCTGTTTTACCTAAGTTTTTAGGTTTAGAAGGTTTTTTAACTTTAAATTCACCTTCTTGCTTTATTTCTTCTGACATAATATAATATAATTAAATAATTAAAAGTTTTTTATTGAGGCCCAAACTGCTCTAGTCCAAATCCTCCAAGCGAATCATTACCTGCAGACTCAAAGTTTTTTGGCAGTTCATCATTTTGTCTTTGAGATATCATTTCAGATTGTTGTGTACCAATTATTCTAGCACGCTCATCTTTACGATTTTCAATTTCTTTTTCTTTTTCTCTTTCAACTCTAGCTTTAGCTTCAGCAAGCTGTATATTGTAATTAAATTCTTCAGCCATTAATTGTTTTTTAATTTCAGCCTCTGTTTGCATACGTTGTATTTCAAATTGAGACTTGCCTTGTTCTAATTGCAATTGGCTTTCTGTTAAAGCTTGTTGTTTTTGCAGCTCTGCAAGAGCAGCTTTTTCCGCGGTCTGCGCGTTAGCTTGCGCTTGAGCCTGTATGTTCTGTTGTTGGGCAGCTTGATCTCTTTCTATCTTTTGCTTACGTTTTATTTTAAGCATTTGATTAGCGAGCTTTAAATTAGATATTTCTCTAAGATCAATAATGTCTTCTAAATCTATACCACCAGTTTGTAAGGCAACTTGTATGTTTTGCTCTAACTGAGCTTTTTCTTCTTCATCTGGCTCTAGCTCTAAGAAAATACCAAACTCATGCAAGTTTAATTTTTCTATTTGTGACAGCGTGTTTGTGTTAAACACACTTATACTGTTCATCAGCGCGTTTTTAGTTAACGGAAAGCTCAACATATCAGCTGCTCGTAAGCTTATATTTTCTGCCGCTCTTACTGTTATATACATTAAAGACTGTAGTATGTGCTTAGTAGCTGTGTTTGATGCTGCCGCAGCTAGTTTTTGTAAGCCAACTAAAGCATTTTTATCTGGTTGACTTCCGTCTCTAGCTTCATTAAGACCTGTCACGTCGCGTATCATTTGTAAATAATATTGATACGTTTGTACTAGCGCACCTATTTTAGCTTGACCATTAGATGTTTGCAGCTCTTGAATAGGCACTTTACCAGGGTTCATATCACCGTCAACAGTCTTAGATCTACCAACAATACTACCAGTTTGAAAGTACATGTTTAAAGCTTCTTGCGGATTGTAATTTGTACCATTACCTAAGTCAACTTCAGACAAGCCATCAACATCTACAAACACACCGTCTGGTACCATACGAGCAAGTACTTGTTGTATTTTTAAATGAGTTAGCTGTATCATATCTGCAAACCCAATACACTTACTTACTAAACTTTCTATTCTACCTTTATACATACGAGGGGCAGATATAGCATAATTCATTTGAACTTTAGTCTGATCGCTGTAAGGTCTTGTCATGTTTTCGCTCAATTCCCACTTAAGCATTTTTTCGTGCCCAAGTATTTTAGCACCGCTGTATAAAACCTCTATAGCTCTATGTACTCTTTCAAAATTATCGTTAGCTGGCGGATTAAAATCGCCTGGTTTTTCTAAAGCTTTTTCTAAACCTTGATCTGTTTCTTTTATTTTAAATACTTGATTATTGTACGTTTTGTATTCAAAATATAAAACCTGAACATTATTGTAACTATCATCTTGACCCCAATAGTTTCTAGTGTAATTAGAATCACCAGGATATTTTTGTATCTCCTCTAATTCAGCGTCAGTTAAATACGGAAATTGTTTTTTAACTTCTTCTAAGCTTACACTTTTAACTTCACCAACGTAATATGTATCTTCAAAGTTAGGATCTTCTGTGTACGAATAAACTAAATTAGCAGGGTCTACATAATCAATTGTTATACCATTAGCTAAATTAAAATCTGTTTTAGCGCAGCTGATACCTATAGTAACTAAATCGTAAGCTAATCTTTTCTTTAACTCATGATACTTATTAAAACTAAAAACATTCTGTATAAGCTCTTCTTCAGCTATTTCAATAGCTTGCTTATAACTAAGCTGCATGTGAAGTTCTAGTTCTTCTTTAGTTCTAGGCAAATCATCCGCAGGTACATTAGTGTTTTTTAAGTTTACACCTAAGTTTCCTTCTGCTTGAGCTATAAGATCTTTAGCAAAAGCGTCTTTAGCTAAACCAGTAGCGTGAGCTGTTCTTTTTTTAGTGGAGTAAGGGTCTGTGGCAAAAGATTTTATTTCATAACCTTTATCAGTCATACCATTAACTACAATATCTACAAACTTAGATAACACAGCAACAGGTTTCCAGTCTAAATTTAAATAAGACAAATCACCATTAATTGACAACTCATCTTTATACTTAGCTACAGATTGTTCGCCTCTAGCATATAATCTTAATCTATGAAAATCTTGCCAGTTATTACCAAAGCGACCACCAGCTCCTAACCCACGATCACCTCTAAACCATTCGTTCTCAATAGCTCTACCTACTTGATAACCGTAGTCTAAAGTATTCTTTTCTGCATCCGGTACCACCTGACTTGGAAAGGAACTATTTACATTAGTATAAACCATTTATTGTATTATTTTTGAAATGTAACCTGTGTTATCATATTTTTTAAACGATATGTTAACTGGATCTCGTTGTTGTATGTTTACTGGTGTATATTTATTTTTATTACAAGCCATTATGGCTAAGCCAGAGCTAATCGTAGCGTCAAATTTTGTTCTGTTGTTTATATTAAATTTAGCCCAATCTTCTAAAGTTCTTTGAAAATACATATCACCGCATCCATTTTCACTCAAACCCACGTAGTCTTCTATATATGATTCTATAGCGGCAGCGTGAGCTTGCTTAATATCTTCACTTGAATTAGGTATACCACCTATTTCTCTTTCTGCAACAGACAGTTTATTGTATATTTTATCTGGTCTGTTCATTGAAAATTTTCTATAACCTCTACGTTTTAAATAATATAATAATCGAGGTTTGTTATTCTCTGCAAGTATAGGCATGCCGTAAAAATGCAACGCCATTAAAACATCTTCAAAGAATATTTCAGCTGTTGGAGGTCTTGATATATATTCTAAAAAGAACATATTAAAAGGAGCTTGCTCCATACTAAATTTAGTTAAACCGTGTAAAGACCCTTTTGAACCACGCTTGTCTACTGTTCCAGATATATCGTAACTATCACAACCAAAAGCCCCTACGTGATCATTACCTGGAAACTTCACTCCGTTTTTTATTATTACACGATTTTGTAGATTTATAGGTGGAATCCATGAAACTAAAAATCTACCATTATTATCTGGTACAAAGCTAACACTAGTGTCTTTTATACCACCAGCCCATTGAAAGTTACCTTGAGTAACCATAGCTTTGTTTTTCATGTCTTCATTGTGATCTATTTGCTCGTAAATCTTGGTTAGATTAAATAAAGATAACTTTGCTTCGTCTCTAAACGCGTGTTTTTCTGTTCGTGGAAACTGACGGTAATATTCATTTAAACTATCCTGATCATTTCTAAGACCATCAACTTCGTTTTCCCAGTGTTCTATAACTCCTGTGGTAATTAAGTCGCCCTGTGGATCTTTAACCGCGTCTCTTGGTGAGTCGAATACAGGTACTCCATGAGAATCAATGAACCCTTCGTAGTTCCATTCCATAGGTATGAACAAACTATATAATCCCGAGCTAGTCTGTCCATTGCGGTTTCTTTGTGTGACGTCTGATGCATAGTATAGTTTTTTAAAGTTATCACCACCTTTGTCTAAAGCATTGCTTGTAGATCCCATCATACACTTACCAACAACTTTACTACCTAATCTTAATGTTGTTTTTGTAACTCGCCAGTTGTTTAAAATGTTATCTGGACGCTCCCACTTACCTGATTCATCGTGGGCAAGGAGTTTAAGCTTTTCACCGTCATATGAGTTGTCACCTGTATTTTTCCAGTCGATCGTTGTATCAAGTCCTTCAAGCTCTTCTGGCGCTTCGCCTTGATCAAGTTTTCTTCTTGTAAGCTTTGATGCTGGTACCCTATATGCGAGTTCTGTTTTCGGTCTATCCATACCATCTTGTATGGGTTTGAAAAAGAACGGGTAGTTGATTGATATTGGCACAACTTTATCGGTAAACATTTTTTTTGCGTCAGCACCTGACTTTGATAATATTCCAAAACGTGAGTCGGAAGATATAGTCGCTTTGTGTACAAGTTCTGATGATGCCATAAAGGAAAAACCAGACCGTCTATTTTTGAGGTAGCACATACCATAACATCGTTGATCTGCTTTGCACGCTTCCCAGAATATAAAGAAAAGTCTATTTGATTCTCTGTAATCTGCTGCCCCAACGTCAATTTTAGACCACTGCAAGAACATGTAATGAGAACCAGTAATATAAGTAGGTACACCTTTGTTTTTAAACCAGAAACCTTCTTCTCTTCTTCTAAACTCTTCATCAATGTAATCATACCATTCTTCCTTAAAATTAACTGGATATCTTTCCCAGTCAAATACGCTTTTAATTTTAGCTAATTGTTTTGGGTACTCTGCCTTTACCCAACGCTGATCTTTTTCTTTATCAGATACAACGTAAACGTTTTCAGGAATAGCTGGTAAAGCTATTTTAAGGTTTTGTATTTCAACTACATCACCTACCGTGCCGTCTTTACTTATAACTATAACGTCGTTTTCAACGTCATATCCATACTCCCATTTTTTATACCTATTGTTTCTTTTTAAAACTTTAGGTTTAATGTGGTTTTTTACTATTGTTACTAAAGACTGCTCGTACATTATCTTGATCTACCCTCAGCGAAACCTTTAAAACTTTTTTCTTTAGTGTTTTGAGGTTTTTCTTCAAGCATATTTTTTTCTTCTTCTATTCTAGCTAATATCTCAAAGGCGTCAAATATAGCAAGCTTTTTAGTAGCAGCCGCGTTTTTAAGTCTATCTGCAGAAACATCATCTTCTGTATTAGTAATGATTTTTTCTTCAGCAACCTTGATTAACTCATCAACTGCTTTTCGCCCAGCTTGGATTATACTCTTCCTCGTTTCCTTTGAACTCATACTTAACTAAAATATCATTTGATTGCATACAATAAAGTCTTTGCTTATCTACGATAAACTCAAACTCTCTATTTGGTTTAAAACCAACTAAATCACCTTCGTGTATACCAAGTGATTGTAATGTTTTATTACCTATTTTTACTATACCTTTATTTTTTTGCTCTGGTTCTAAAGACCATTTATCTTTATTTTTAATTGGCATAATAAAACATCTTTCACCTACAGCTATCCACTTAACTATACGTTTGTATAAATATATTTGATCATATTGACAAAAATACTTATTGTCATCAAACGTTTTACTACTGTCAACTGCTTCACCTTTTAGGTTGTAATATCTTCTAAATACATTATGATGTATAATAACTTCATCATCTTCTTGTATCGGCGTATCAAAAGCAGTTGGTGTAGTAAGCACAACGGCTTTCCTGTTTATAAGCTTAAAGTTTTCTATACTAGAATTAACTATAAGTTTATCGCCTTCTATATCAATTTCATTGTTATACCTTTTTCCATTTGGCACAACTATAAAATCAAAAACACTTCTCATTAATATTCTAAATCATATTCAACAGATATAGCCATGTTAGAATTAAACTTCTTCCATGGCAATACCTCGTTGTTTTTCTTTATGAATATGTTATAAGAAGCATCATCGTCTTCAAACAGAATATGTGATATCTCATGACCGCCGTAGACCTGTTGGCCTAACGCATAGTGCATAGCATCATTCTTATAATCAGAACCAATACTGATTTTTCTTATAACAGTACTCATTACTCTTCTGATTTTATAACTTGCAAACCATCGTCATCATATTCTTTTTCGATTTCAGTATAACTACCATCTTCGAGATTAATATTTACAGAACCATACTTTGTTTCAAGTTCTTTTTTAGTCTCTTCGATAGACTCGTTAATACCAGCAATCTTATGAAGCATAGCATGCTTACTAGCCTCAAGTTGACCTATTTGATTGATAACTGTTCCTAACTCTGTTTGTTGATCTTTAATTGTTTTAAGCTCTTCAGCTGTAACTTTATTTGCCATTTGATTTAATTTAAATTATTTACTTATTTATTATTACTCGATTTCTTTGCTTTTTCCCATGTACGACCTACAAAATAAGCGCCGTACACTGTTATTAATAGCGACTGAAATATTGGAATATATTCTTGTGCAACTTCAAAACCACCTACGTTACCATCAGCAAATGCTAGAATAGTAAATATAGATGTAAGATAAACCAGTACAAGTGGTCGAATGTTTTTAGATAAAAATGAATCTGATTGCATATCCATTTTCCATCTTTCGGTAACTTGCACTTGTGCATCTTGATCTGCTTTTTCCAATAACTCTTGAATCTTTTGCTTAGCAGCTAATCTTTCTTCATCTGTAGTTGTAAGCTTATCGATTACATTGCCTACGTCTTTAATTAAACCACCAGTTAAAAGACTTAAAAGTTTTTTCATTTATCTAAATATTTTTCCAATAGCTCTACCAAGCATTGTTCCGTCTTGATTTAAATCACTAAACACAGTGTCGCCATCTTTATTTGAATCATACAAAGGTCTAGCTGCATCATAACCAGGAGAACTTGAATCTAATATAGGTTTTTTAAATGAGCTTTTTGGTTGAGGATTTGATGGTGGAAAAAAGTTAGCACCAGCTGGCTTTTTACGCATTTCTGCTTTTTCTTCTTTAGTAGCTAGCTTACCTCCATAACCAGTGTTATGCAAAGCAGAATCTTTATTAGCTGGTGACTCATGACCCATTTTATATGGAGACATTTCCATAGCTGACGCTTTGTCTGCAACCGGGTTTTTTGTTTCTAAGTTTACAACTTTTTGAGCGTCAGACTCTTGGTAAGCTACAGAACCTTCCATCATTAATCCTGCTGGTTTTCCTTTGTGGTCTTTCATTTGTACGCATGAAGAACCTTTTTTTTGTATTGGGTTATTATAAGCCATTTTTTATTATTTATTGTTGAAATTGTTGTAAATATTTTTGTAGCTCAGAACCATAAGTTAATTCTACTTTAGGATCTTTACCTCTTTTCTTTAATTTACGATACTTGTCTGCATCAATTTGGTTACCTTTGGCGTCAAAGTAGCTTTCAGTTATACCATAAAGATCTGTAGGGTCAGCAGTATAGGAACTCGAACCATATCTACCTGAAGTTGTTTTTGTGTCATCAAAAATACTTGTTCCAAAACGACCTAGCCCAGGTTGATCTGAAGTTCCTTGTACATATCGAACTTGTTGACCTTCTTCAAATTGTTCACCAGGGAAAAATGGTGTCTTGGAATTTCTTTGTTTCCTAGTAAACTGATCTTGATTAAAATAACTAGCTCGTTTTAAAGCGTAATTCGCTTCTTGCGCAGCCATATTTCTAGCTTCCTCAGGTGTTTTTCCTTTTGATAAATAATTAGTGTATGTTTGAGAAAACATATCCCCAGCGTTTTCTAAAGCAGCAGTTCTAGCCCCAGCAACCTCACTATTAAAAGTTTCAAACGCAGACATTGAAGCTTGTTGCTCTTGAGCTTCAGTAGCGTCACCAATAGTAAACTGTTGAGATGTAGCTTTGTTTTG